TGGTCATAGGGAAATAGAAGAAGCAAAAGAACTACTCTCTCATATTAAAGAGATAGATAGTTACGGCAAAATAGAAGTCTTGTTCAATAGGAACTCTGGTTATGTATTCCTAAGTGATGAGGATTATCGTGTCTGGATGATGACAGAAACTGGTATAGAAGAATGGTTTAATTGTCCTTATTGTGGTCATGAAGGATTTAAAGATGATATGGAACATGAACCAGAGGATAAAGAATGTACTGATTATCTAAAACAAATAGGAGTAATAGAAGAGGATGAAGACTGAATATAGATGTATCATTTGTAGAAATACGTTCTATAAGATTTGTCCTGAGTGGCAGAATATTCAGGTTAATTGTCCATGGTGTCTATCTAAGCGGGATTATCATATTAATGTAACAAATAGGCAAAAAGAAAACTATGCAATTACATTAAGGAAATATATCTATCTAAAGAAGCATGTGGACAAAGTTGATCTTCCATTTTGGGATGATGTAGTTGAACAAGTTGGTTTTGTTAAAGCAAATAGAATGTTAATGAATAGTGAAGAAGTAGTAGAATAAGGAGATGAAAGAAAATGAAAAAAGAAATATATGAAGCATTAGGCGCTGAGTTTCCTGCTCAGAGTAGTGTTAAACTTGCGAAGAACTCGAAAGGATATACATGGGAAATCAAAGTCTATTGTGATGATTTAAAGGAAGCAGAGCAAACTATTGATAACATGAACAAAAAGTTAAAAGAGAAATATGGGAGTATGGAAGATTGAAATCATGTTACATGCTAACATGCTTCTATCTGTCAATAAAAATATATATACCCCTATTCTTATTTCTTTATGGAGATAGCACTAAATGTTAAGAGATAGTGAAATAGATGTAATTGCTCAGCTGTCTGCTGAGTTGGAGGCGATGAGAGATGAAATACGAGAAGGTAATAACAATAAATATAGGGAACTATGAATCCCTAAAGATAGGCGTTGGTGATGCACCATCATTTGAAGAATGTGATAAGGCACTTATAGAACATATTAAATATATGGGTATATCTGTTGATAAAAAAATACATCAAGCGTTAATGTGGTCTGAAAAATGATGGAAGTTGTGGATGTTTTTGATAGGACAAAGTTTGATTGTCTTGAGACAAAAAACGAAATCATAATTTATATGAGGCCTGATTATGTTAAGTGAGTTGGCTTTCTATATAATCATTGGTCTTGTTGGATATTTCATTGGTCTAATTATGGGTTATTATCTATGTATGAAGGATCATGGTATCAGGTTACCTTGAAGAAGTAAATTAAAAGGTGTATGAAATGATAGAATATTTGTGGCTGTATGCTGTGGGTTTTGTAGGAATCATCGTTGGTTTCTGTGGACTAAATATGAGTCATAATTTAATTGATAAAATATTAGCTGGGATTGTTATTACTATAATGATTTCATGGAATATTCTTGTCACTGCATTATTCATAAATGGTGGTTGTATAGGTAATTGCTCATAATAAATTAAAAGTGAATGGAAAATGAAGTGTGAAAGTTGTGGTAATCCAAAGATGGAAGTGCTTGAAGTTCGTAAACAATGGTTATGTCAAGAGTGTGGAAGTCTTTGGACTTATGAATAATAAATTAAAAGTTGATGGAAAATGATAACATATTGTAATTCGAAATGGTCTAATTCGTTTCATGCGAGTGTTTTATTTGGAAGATTTGAAAATAAATTAAAAGTTGAATGATATGCATTGTTTAAAAAAAAGGAGGTGAAAAAGAATTATGCCAGATAAAGACGGTAAAGGGCCACGTAAAAGAAGTTATAGACCAAGTGTGCCTAAAGGTGGTCGTAAGAAAGGAGACTGTAAATAAAAGATGAAATAGTGAAATGTGTAACTATTATGGTAAAGGTTATGATTAGGTGGTAAAAAAATGAGTTGGACAGAAGAAAAATCTGATGTAAAATTTCTCTGTTGGGGTAAAATAAAACCAAATCTCAGCAAAGAAGAAGCTTATGTTGTACCAATGGGCGGCAATATTGTCGGTGATGTACAACGTATAGGAACGCAAGAAAATGATGATGGAGAGATAAATACCTATAAGTATTATCTAAAAGTAAAGGATGAGGTTAAACTTATCCTTATTTGGAGTAACTCATCAATACTAAGACAACAGAAAAAACTTGATATCAAAGAAGGTGAAAAAGTCATGTTTACATATGTTAATGATTACAAAACATCATATGGTAAACCAGGCAGAAACATAAAGATAGCAGTAGACCGGTAAAATATGACTGTAGATGGGGTTTAGATTATTCTACCCCATCTTTCTAACTATTTCAGAGGAGGGATAGGATGAAATGTAAATATAGACCTAATGTAGAGTGTAAAATATTCAATGATGTAATCAACTGCTGGTATGAAGATTATCAACAATGCTGTGAGTATGCATATTTAAGGAAATCATGGTGATCTCTTGCATACTAGAATTTGCGAGCTATGTACAGCTGTAATTCCTGATGAATGGGATAATAAGGTTCATTTTGGTTTATGTCCAGAATGTAAAAGACCTACTAACTATATAGTTGAGAATAATAATAAACATGATAAATATTTAGTTGATGAAGTTAATGAGAAACAAAAAAAATTAAGGTTACTACAACAATATAATGTCATAGAGTATAAAGGTAAAGGAGATATTAAACATATAAATCATATGCGACTTGCTAAATTAATAACTGAGGAGTGTTATAAGTTTGTAACTATAGAGGATGAAACAACTGGTAAACAGGAGATTTATTATTATAAAGATGGATATTATCATACAGGTGGTGACAATCGTATACGTGAAAAAGTTGATTATTTTATAGAGGATGATAGTTCTATATATCAACGTAATGAAGTAGTTGATGCTATTAAGAATAAAATGACTCGTAAAAGAAAAAACTTTGAACCACCATGTAGATATATTAATCTTAAAAATGGTGTATATGATGTAAAAGAAAATAAATTACTGAAACATAGTCATAAATATTATTTTCTTAATCAAGTACCTGTTAATTATAAAAAGGAATCTGATTGTCCAAATATAAAAAAGTTCTTTAAAGAAGTCCTTTACCCTGAGTATGTAGATCTTATTCAGGAGATGTTTGGTTTTATACTCTATCGTAAGTATCTTCTTCATAAAGCATTCCTTCTTTATGGTGGTGGAAGAAATGGGAAAGGTACAACAATTAAGATAATAGAAAACTTTGTTGGATATGAGAATTTTTCATCCAGAAAACTATCGCAGCTTATAGAAGAACGTTTTTCTAAAGCAGATCTCTTTGGGAAACTTGTTAATCTAGGAGCTGAGATGAGTGGGAAAGCACTTGAGGACACCTCTGATTTTAAACATCTAACTGGTGGTGAACCGATTACTGGTGAGAAAAAGTTTCATGGTTCTTTCAGTTTTGTTAATTATGCTAAACTAATTTTTAATGCAAACCATATCCCTTATCAGAAATACGACAAAACAACTGCATATTTTAAAAGATGGATTATAGTTCCATTCCCTGAAACATTTGATGAGAGCAATCCTAAAACAGATCCAGATATCCTAGATAAAATGATAAGCGATGAAGAACTATCTGGTTTATTCAACTGGGCTATCATTGGTCTTAAAAGAATTATTAGGAATCGTAAGTTTAGTTATTTTGATGATATGGAAGAGGATGAAGTAGGTGAAAGATATGAATTACTGGCGAAACCTGAGAAACGATTCATAATTGATCATCTAAAAATATGTGAGGAATCATTCATACCGACAAATGAAGTCTATGATGCATATGACGACTGGGCTGATAAACGTAGATATCCAATTATGACAATATCATCATTCACAAGATCTATAAAGAAACAACTATATGATAAAGAAACTAAGATTAGACCTGATGTCTTTGTAACACGAGTTGATGGAAAAAGTACTAAGTGTTATAAAAATATAGCTTGGAAGGATAAACCGACAAATGCTATGAAAATTGAAAAACTTGATGTGATAAATAAACCCGACAAAAAAGATTACCCGCATGATAAAGTAAAACATCTAAAAGAATTTATAGAAGAGAATCGTAAGGCTGGTTATGGCATAACTCTGGATTTCTTGAGAAGGAATTTTAGTGATGGAGATATAAATCAATTTATTGAATCGAGAATATTGATTAAACGTGGAGATGGACAATATGAGATTTCCCTTTAAAGCTACGCTTTTATATGATTCCCTACTTAATAACAAAAAAACATGTTTTTTTCTAATTAGGTAAGAGAAAATGAAAAGCGTAGCTTTTGAATACGGAACCATTTACAACATGGATTGTCTAAAAGGACTAAGAGAACTTCCTGATGACTATGTTGATATGACGATTACCTCCCCTCCTTACAACCTCTCTAAGGCAATAAGAAGTGATGGAATACATAATGTTTATAAAGGATACTCCGACAATCTATCCTCACCGGAATATAAACATATGATTGTTATGTGTATCAACGAACTTTTAAGAGTCACTAAACATTATGTATTCTTCAACTTCCAAAAATTGACCGACAATAAAGATATCTATAATGAGATACTTTATGTATTTAGAAAAAATATAAAAGAAGAGTTCATCTGGGCTAAGAAGAATCCTGCTGCTCCTATCCATCCATTTGTGACTGCTTCTGGGTTTGAATACATAATCTGTTTCACATCTGAAGAAAGAGCTAAAAATAGAAACTTCTCTTATTGTAATTTTAATAACAGAAATAAGACTTCTGGTAAGATGGGTGTTGGTTTAATAACAAACTGTATCATAGAAAATTCTAATATGGATAATCGCCATGAAGGTATACGTGCATGTTTTCCTAAGTGGTTGCCTCGATACTTCATAAAACATTTTAGTAAACCAAAGGATATTATATTAGACCCATTTATGGGATCTGGTGAGACTGCTGTTGCATCAAAACAACTAGACCGACAATTCATCGGATTCGAACTCGACAAAGAACGTGCTGAATATGGTATGAGTAGATTATCTAATATCCCTGAGAAATGGTTTTAAACCATCACCAAGACAAAAATAAAAATAATGTGAAAATGTATATGTAAAAAAAGATAATGCCTTAGAGACAGGTTTCTATTCCTTCTAAGACAATATAACGCAAATTTTTATGCTATTTTTTTAATACCGCTACGGAATCCCATGATTGTCCAACCTGCGACAACCCAACTTAGATATTCCTCAATCGGCATTAAACTGCCCATATGCCAATCATAGGCATACTTGCCTACACCAATTAGGATTGCGCCTATCCCACCGATATAAGTTTTTCTTCCATTTAACCATTCATTTATAGTCATGACTTTTTCCTCCTTTTTATATAATTTTATTTTGAAATATAATTTAATAATACCCATAAAATACCAAGTAAAATTGAATAAGTAATTGTAATAAGTATACCAGCTACCCATTTCCAGCTTCTAACTGTTGCATTGGCTTCTTTTATTTCCCCAAGATGCTCTTTACATGGTAACCTATCCAATCTATGAACGATATACATTAATAAATCTGAATTTTTAAAATTGTTATTTCCATTTTGTTTTTTAAATTCCTCCACCGCTTCTTTTATATTTTTACTCATCACATCAATCCCATATTAAAAAAAATAAAAATGGGGATTTTCACCCCTTAACATACATCACATGGCTGACAGTATTCCCCATCACATAACGGGCAACAGTCGCCACAGCCGTCATAGCCATCACAAGTTGGGGTGAATGTAAACGTCTCTGACCAGAAACATCCGCAATCTTGTACATCAACTCTCCACATGAAATCTTCACATGGTGCTCCATCTACTAAGTAGTATGATAAAACGTCTCTAATATGATTTGCATCAAAACTAAACACGCCATTACGACCTACTTCATTATAGAATGGTAGCCATACATGATCCCCTACCAGATCTGCTATTGAATAATCCCAACATATTGGTAGCTCTATACAATCTAACCATGATGTATTGACATATAGATAGAACTCTACCTTCATTTGTCCATTATCTGGTTCATATAACATGACACTAAATGTCCAGTCATCGCATATTCCCACGAGGCCATCCATTGTATGTTCTGTCATTACAGGAGGAGTGTCCATAAGGTTTGTACCTGGGTCACCCTTTGGCCCTTGTGGTCCAACGGCTCCATGTGAACCATCAGCTCCATCAGCACCATCTTCCCCTGTTTCACCTATATCTCCTTTCTCTCCTTGTTCACCTTTAGGCCCTACATTTCCAGCGGGCCCTGTTTCTCCAGCGTTACCCGATAGAAGTTCGATGTCATCGATATCTTCCACCAAGCTATCATTATTTTTCACAGCGATGTATAGAGCACCTGCACCTAGAATTAAAGCTAGTGCAACAAGTACAGCTATTACGCCTATTGTTTTTCCCATTCGATTTTATCTCCTTTTGTTTTTTAAAACATTATGAAATAAGGTTTGTATTTTTTATCAGCCGACATCAGCCATATTTTATCATTCTGCGGCTCACAATAAAAAACACTATGATCATTCGTAATAAATATATTAAACGCATGTGCATTCTTCCCATTGTTGAAATCTGCACACACAACACCAAATGCTAGACTACTCCAGTTTGGGTTTTTACTAAAACTACCCCAGAGTGCTATTGCAAAATCATCACAATCCGTATATTCAGGTTGATATTTGTTCCAATTAGTCTTATCATTATCTATAAATCTATCATATTCTAAGAATTTTGTGGTTTTATACCAGCTGTCAAAGGTCTTTATTACTGGTTTATACCCTAAATTCATTATAATTAAGTCCTCAATTTGAAGATCTCCAATCTTTTTTGTATATTTTGGCTTACCTATTTGGTCTTTTTCGAAGTATTGCTTAAGTTGTTCGATACACATTTGTATTCCTCCACAAGTTTTTTTCTTAATTCTGCCAATATTAACATTTGTTCATCGGTTACATTTTCGAATCTTAATTTTCCTATCAGCATAACTATTATTTCTATCTCAGTTTTATTTAACTTCATGCAAACGCCACCGTATGTTCTGCTCCAGCTCCATCCTGGAAATATAATTTATTATCAGATTTAGTATAAACCGCACCATAGTTTGCCTTAGCTGATGGTGCATCAGTGGTTTCATCAAGATATAATATACCACCTGCGTTTTCTAACGAAAATTGAGCATATTGTGTACCACCTTCTTTAATTAATATATCTGCACCTGATTCAGTATCTAATGCAATACCAGCTCCGTTATCAAGAGTTATATATGGATAACCATCAGGTATATTTGCAATTAATAAAAGTCCATCACCTGAATCGTTTCCACCATAAATTCTACTATGTGTTCCATTTTTATCAAATGTTAAAAAATATTCAGATGATCCATCTCCGAATCCTATGCTTGGTGTACTAAAGTTTCCACCTATTAATGGATAAGCGGTGTTTGAATTTGAAATATATAATTGGTTATTTACATTTCTGCCAGCACCAGCATTATATCCAAGATAAACACAACCGCTTAGTGTGCATGTAGAATCATATCCAGTAGCATACCCAATAAAAGTATTATTCATCCCCGTTGTTATTGCATTTCCACTGTATGTTCCTAAAAAGGTATTATATGAACCAGTTGTCAGGGCTTTTGCCGTTCCTCTACCAAAAGCAACATTACGAATGCCTCCTAAATTGCCTCCGAGTGCTTCATATCCACATGCTGTATTATCAGCACCTGTACATGCAGCATCCATCGCTTGATAACCTATTGCTGTATTAGCAGTTCCACTATTATCCTTTAATGCACCGTAACCAATAGCTACGATATTATTCTGGTCATTATCTTCACCTGCTTGATAACCAATAGCTACACAATTATTTACATCTTCCGTTTCAAGTGTTTCTCCCCCTATTGCAACATTTTTATCACCTGAAACAATTCCATTACCTGCTGCTAAACCTACAAATGTATTTAGGACTCCATCTTCATTATTTGTTCCACATGCTCTACCTATAAATGTATTATAATAACCAGTGTTGTTTGCTGTCCCAGATATTTCACCAATAAAAACATTACCCTGACCAGTTGTATTAGCAAGACCTGCTTGATAACCCACAGCTGTATTATTATCACCAGTGTATGATGCATTATTAAATACTTGATGCCCAATTCCTACAGCGTGAGAACCACCAGTGTTATCTTTTAATGCACCATATCCAATAGCTACAATATTACTCTGGTCATTATCTTCACCTGCTGTATATCCCATTAAAACACAACTATCTACAGCAACTCCCATATTAGCTCCAGCACGATACCCAACTGCAGCATTTGATGATCCTGTCGTGGTTGCTGCTAGTGTATAATATCCAAGTGCTGTATTTCCTGCTGCACCTTCTCCAGCTGTAAGACTTGCATAACCTAATGCTGTATTATTAGCTCCTGTTACCTCTGCATCCATTGATACATATCCAACAGCAGTATTCCCAATTCCCTCATTATCCTTCAAAGCATTATAACCTACAGCTACAATATTAGCTGCAGTGTTATCTTCACCAGCTTGATGACCTATCAATACACAGTTATCCATCCCTTCAGCTGTATTTCCACCTGCTTCATTACCAATACAAACATTATAGTTACCAGATTGTATATCCCTAGCAGCTCCCTGACCAAGTGCTACGTTATAAGCACCAGTTGAAAGATACCTAAAACTTTCTCGACCTACACCCGTGTTATTAGAACCAGTATTAATATCAAGACCACAATATTCACCTATACATGTATTATATCCACCAGATAAAGCTGCATCACCACATGCTCCACGGCCTATACCAAGATTTCCAATACCAGTATTTGCAATACCAGCTTGATAACCAACAAATACACATCCATCTTTATCATTATATCTTGCTGCTTCATATCCAACTGCTACAACATTACTAGCATCACTTGAATTTTGAGCTTTATGACCTATAAGGGTATTATAATCACCTGATGAAATACCAACACCAGCACCGTACCCAATAGCAGTAAGATAAGTACCATCAGTTATACTACTACCTGCAAGACTACCAACTAAAGTATGGAAATCTGTTGTTGCCTGATACCCAGCTTGCCATCCAATCATAGTATTATCTCTATCATCAGTTAAATCACCACCAGCATTATGTCCAACAAGTGTATTTTGATACCCAGTATTGATTTTTTCACCAGCTTCACTCCCAACTATTGTATTATCATCGCCAGTATTTACATCGTTTCCTGCATCATGTCCAACAAGTGTATTATTAATCCCACTACCAGCTGTTATGTTATCCCCTGCACCTATTCCTATATATGTCTCATCATCATTGATATATATACCTCGGTCTGTACCAAATTCTATGGTATTGGTATAAAATTCAAATATCTGTGTTCCATCATCTCTCATAATAATATTTGACGATGCATCCAATACTAGGTTACCAGCAGCATTCATACTATACCAATTACCACCAGTATCTTCATGGTCTATTTCTTTAACCATGTTGTTCCATTCACCATAATCAATTGATGTATTACTATCCTGTGTATCATTATAAGCCAATTAAATCACCCTAATATATCATTTTTTCTTTCTAAAGTTAAAGAGAACCGATAGAGAGGAATTGCACCATCTCCCGATTGCATACTAAATTCTAAATCATTTATTAAATATTCAGTATTGAGATTACTATTTGCCAGACCTGATACTGTCACTACTTCTTGGTCATCCATCATCCCATTGATGAGTTCCATATCACGGTATGCATCATAATCAGCTGGCCATTCTATTGGAAATGTAAGAGGGAAAAACACACCTCTATGTTCCACACTATAATCCACCCCATGCACTATTATCTGATCCACATTTTTCCCCATATCTATCTGTGCATCATTACCAGTTGCAAAGGTGAAATTAGTTATATTCCTTGATGTAGCAAAATCTATTTTTTCCACAATATCAAGATGGACTACTGTAGTGGTGCTTGTTAGATAGATTCCTGACATTTCCCTTCTCCAATTTCATTTTTTTCCTAGCATCTTTCCTAGTGGTGTATAAATGGTTTACACATCTAAAATCATAGTAATCAACAATTTTAGATTTCATCCCTTTATATCTTGGTAAGCTATATGTAGCATCTTCACCACAAATACTACATTTCATATTTTATACACCTTACGGTCTTTAAACTCCTGCCTTTTACCAACATTCCATTGGCTTACCGGCCGGAGGTAACCTACACATCGTGAATATATTTCACATTTTGTCCTTTCCAATCCATCCTTTTCCATCACATTTATCACATCTTAATGTTTGATTACATAATTCACATATCTGGCCTTTTAGGTTGCCAAATCCTTTACATTTATCACATACACCCATCCTAGCCGCTCTCCTCAAGATTTAGATGCCATCTATATTTTAATACGTCACCATAGCTTTCATCTTCAAAATTAAAATCATGAATAAGATAATCACCATCTAAATTGGTATCAGGTAACCCCGCTATTGTCACCACTGAGCCATAATGACACATGTCTTTTAAATCTTGCATTTTATCATCAGCACTACTATATTCAAAACCAGTTATTGATAGAGCTTTTTCACCTCTACCAACATCTTCTATTTCATATCCACCACTTGGGAATTGGAAACGTTGAACATTTCTACTATGCCCCACTGATAAACTTTCAGGTGTACGGAGTGTTACTGTTGTTGAGCTCGGGGTGTAATTCACCACTGCATATGTTTGTGTTGTACGTATTTCTGGGCTGTCATCTTTTAGATAATTTACAGTAACCCATAGCTGTGTACATCTAGGATATGGATTAGGACTCCATTGGTGTCTATATAAATGAACAACTGCTTCTAATGTATCTATATCATCCCATCCCCATGTATTATTATTAGGATCTGTATTCCAATAATCAGTTTCATCTTCATATGTATTGAGATGTAAATTTTGTTCAGCTCCAAGTTTACCAGGTATCCCTCCATCTGATACACCGAGTTTTATTTTAGAACCAGTTTCAGAACATTTACAGCTGGCAGTCACCCTTACATTTTGTATAATACCTGAAGCAGCACCATATGAACTCAATAGATAATGATCAGCATCCCATTGACCAGCATCACCATCGTTTTGTACATATGTTGTGTTTTCATCAGATACCACTTCATCAACACAATCCCAGTTATCATCAGCACCATGATTACCAAGTTCAATTAATGTTCCATCAGATATAGGCCTCAACACTGTAGATGTTGAAACATTATTAACTATTGGACTATTAGCCACCATACCAATTATAAGATCATCTATATCACTCCATCCCCATGCACCACCAGATGGTTTTGTACTCCATGTATGATAGTATTGTTTATAACCAGTGGTGATAGGTGCTTTATTGGCACTAGATGCCGTACTAGCTCCATCATAGCATCTAATATAGAATCCACCAGATGTACTCTGAGTCCATGTAGCTGAACTTGCTCTTGTTATAATTCTAACATAATTTATATCCCCGGTTTCAGATCCATGATTATCCATATTATATAGATCTGATTCAAATGTAGTGGAATTAGTATAGACATAATCGGTGTTATCATTCGGGCTATTCCATATTTCATCTACACATTCATAATTACTACTCTCACTAACAGGGGTCATAGCAACTGTTGCATCACTAGATGGGTATAGGTATAGATTCGCACTATCTGGTGATTGTGTAATTGTGAATGTATCAGCCATTTATTTAACCCTCCGGTGCATATGGAACTTTTACCTGCAGATCAATTCCACCAGTTGTGGTGTTAGCATGTGCTATACAACAACTACCACTTGAGGTATCATCAAAATAAAATCTAAAAAGTAATCTCTCGCTTTCTTCCACCAGTTCCTCTGTTATAGGAATAAAAAACGGTAATGTGAGATAATCTTCTGGTGGAATATCACTTGCTGTCGATAACGTATGTGTATAGCTACCAAGTGTAGTGCTATTACTTGGTACATCATCGGTCTTTCTCAACTCTACAGTAAAGCTACTGCAATAATATGTTGTGGTGCTATGTTCATTATAGATGCTTACATGACCTTCACATGTACCATCTATGTAATATTTATTCATATAAAGAGTAGGGTACATAAAAGTCATATCTGTGACTTCACTACTATAGTCCTCTGAGCTCACCATATCTTCAGCGAAGGGAAGCTCCTTTGTAAGTATGGAGTTATATACTACACCACCCCATGTATTTTCATAATGATTTAAATAAATTCCATAATAAGTCTGATACATTTGTGTTACAGGCACCTTAATCACCCTACCTCATACTCTGATGTGACACCATCCACAAGACCCGCTGCGATTGCTTGGCCTATTTTTGACCCGAGTGTTCGAACATCAGTATTTGTTTTTAGCACAGCATTTACATGTATTGGATCTAGATGGACATGGACTGTGCCTCCCATACCTCCTTTACTCCCAGCTGGTGATACAGTTTCTCCTTTATGCAGCATATATGGCTGTGTCTTAGGGATATAATATGAGCCACGTTGATTTGTTGCAAATTGTATACCATATCCTAACGCATTCCCTGTGAAGAGAGGAGCTGCTATTGGGGTATGTGTTACATCCGCCATAGTTATGGGATTATTCCCACCACTTTTTTCATCTATATCATTTAAAAAATCTACAATATCGGATAATGTATCTTTATAGGTTAATGCAGCAGATTGCCCAAAAAACTCTTCCCATTCATCAGAAGCCGGGCCAGCATCAATTGCCTTAGTTATAGCATCTATAGCGATACCAATATTTTTTAAGTTCTGCTCATTTACTTTTAACCATTTATTATATTTATCATAATTTTCTTGGTATAACGATATATCATTTACTAAGTCTTCAATATCACTATCCCTGGTGTCTTTCATCTCCCATAAACTATGTTTAACTCTATCGGTATATTCACTATATAAATCACTTAGTTTCTGGAAATGTTTACTTTTTTCATCAACCTGTTTTTTATCCTGTTGGTATTCCTCAGATGTCTCAATCTCCAACATGCTGATACGATGTTTCATATTGGATATCTGTATCTTTTTAATTTTACGCTGCTCTGTTCTATTCAGACCTCTTCTACGTTTCATACCTTTAAGATCAAGTTTCATTATAGCAAGATTATTTTTTTGAACAGCCATATTTAGTCTATCAAGTTCTGTTTTATGTTTCTCAACACCCTCTGATGCCTTTTTTTCTGCTTGTTCATATTCGGATAAACTCTTAATGAGGTCTTTGATGCTACCATTATAGTCACTATCTGATTTAGTAATCTCCCAAATTGATTCATTGAAATAGTTTAAATAGCTATTTGCAGATCCCACTGCTTCTTCATATCCCTCTATTTGTTTAATATTATCCATATAGGTGTCTTTGAATTCATCACCATATTTGATGCTCATCTGTGAATATTTAAGAAATCGGTCAAGAGATGCTTCTGTACCCGCTGTGGCAATTTTCCATCGTTCTGTTCCCTGAAACTCCTGGCCCCCCATTGTTTTATAGGTATCATGTATTTTATAATCCAGCTCTTTTATCTCATTGGTTAACTCCATTATGTTTGTTTTAGCTATCTCTGCATCCTCTGATAACCCATCTAATTCACCTGATAATTGATTATATCCTTCAAGATTTTGATCTATTTCAGTATTTAAGTTTTTTGCATCTTCAACTAAAGCTTCATATACTGTTTCTTCATGTTTTAATGCTGCATCAATATCTGTATCAGGAGCACCATGTAATCTATCAGCATCCCATATCCCACTTGGTTGTTTATCAGCTTTAGCTTGCAAATCTTGTACTTTACGCCATGACTCATTCATTTTTTCATTGGCATCTTCCACAAGTTTACTTTTTCCTAAATATTTTTCAACTGAACCCCAATCAATATTTCTATCAATAATACCAGTGAGTGTATCTCTTTGATACCCCTTCATTATTTTATATTCTTCATTATATGACTCCATGTTTCTGAGGCCTTCATCACCATAAATATTAGCAAAATCTTGACCTCGGACTGGATCACGTATTTTCATTCTTTCAGTGGTGCCTTTCACTGTAGCATATAGAGTATGCCAATGAGATACCATTGCAGCTGTAATATCATGCTGTTCCCTAAGCTCAGAGGTATTAAGTCTATTATATTCAAGGAATTTAACAGCTTCTTTACCAACTGGTTTTATTTTATCCAGCCTTGCTCTTAAATCATAATATTTTAAAAAGTTTTGATTCAACTCAGCTATTCTATCATCATATTCTTTTACAGTTTTACCAGGGTTTTCACCAGAGAATAATGCACCCCACCACAATTTGGCTTTTTTCCACCAGATATCTATACCATGCCATGTATCACCAATGCTACGTTCAAGCTCAGCCATGGTCTGTTCCATAATCTGTACTTCAGTTTTAGCAGTGCTCGCCATTTTAGAAAGAGCTTCATTAGTTCTCCCTGTTGCATTATTTAATAAATCTAAATCATCTGAAAAACCCTGTACCCCTTCATCACCAGCGAGAGCCATATATACACGAAGGGAACGCATGTTACGTATCATTTCAGGTAGTATGCTGGCACCATATGTTTTCATAGCATCATTTAGATCTTTTATTATAACCTCTAATCCACCGACTCTTAATGCCAATGCACTTAGATCAACACCATATTTTTTTGCAGCATCAGCAGCTTCACCAGATAATGTTGAAATATTCTGTAAACCTAAAGCAAGACCACGAGTAGCCATATCTACATGAAGACCTTGACGAGTAACTGTTGATAATGCAGCAGCTATTTCTTCAAATTCTACACCTAAGTTAGCAGCTATCGGTGTTATGTAACCCATAGCAGATGCCAGATCTTCAAAGACAAGTTTACCACGTACCACAGTCTGGAATAACATATCTGATAAACCACTAGCTTGTGCTACAGTTTTACCATATGAATTAATTATACTTGTAAATACATCAACGGATGTTTCAACAGATGTAATACCAGCTATTGATGCTCTAGTTGCTATTGATAAAAGATCCATTGCTTTGGATGCATCTACAGCAGCTGATAAAATATCATATAACCCTCTAGCTAAGTCATTTGTAGATTTACCCCATCTAACAGATAACTCTTCCACCCCAGCTGACATTGCATGGATAGCATTAACCCCTTCACCAGTTAAGATTGTAGATACTTCAGCTATGGCATGTTCGAAATCACGGAATGTATCAGCTGATTTCTTCCCCCATTCCCATAATCCTTTGATAATACGTGTGGCAATGGACACCGCTGCCTGCAAACTTACAAATTGTACAGCAAGGCCACCGACTCCTTTTTTAAGTTTGTCAGCCATGGTTGCATTTTTATTCCAGGTTGCACTCAAAGCTTGACCTTGTGTATTATAACGAGTGGTCATAGTACCCATTTTACTCATATGCATACTCATTTTATCCATTTTAGTAATTACATTCTGGGCACCTGTAGTAGTAAAATTTATTGCCACAACCTTTTCAGCCATTTTATTTTCTCTCCTTCGCTCTTTTTATCATTTCTTTCTGGCTATCCCGTAATGGAACTGTTTTATTATCACGAATTCTTTCACGTCTAGCTAAGTATCTATTCAGATTGTTAAAGTCCTTCAGACTCATGTCATTTATATCCTTCATCCCACCTGTTTCCATGAATAAAGCATATTTATAGTCACGAAAGTTTTCAAGTTGATCTTTCGCACTAAGTTTTATTTTGTTTTGCGAAAATTTCCTTCATCATCTGACACGAGTTCTCGGCCACCCTCCCAGATAATACCAAAAAGTGTGATAAAATCTTCAGGATGCATATCATCTATATGTTTCACTGTAACTTTATCATCTATTTTATTCAAAACTTTTAAAATAAAAGATCTATTGAGTATAGAGTTATATTTTTCTTTACTCATTTTATTACTATCTAGTTTTGACATTTCTTCAAGTATTTCTTCCTGCATCTTCACAGTTATATGTGGTGCTTCAAACTCTTTTCCTTCATTTATGAAGGATAGTTTTATTTTCTTTGTCATATATTATCTCACATTCCTGTAAAATCACCAATATAAGTGATTATTACCCTTACAAAATTAGAAAATTCCCGCAAAATTGGGAAAATGTGAGGGTAACTCCCCACACTTTATGTTCCAGTTGTTATAGCCATCATTTTGAATGTAAATGGAACACTACTGATCATCCCTTCACCAGAAGTATTCACATCTATTGAATGACTATCAAACCTTCCATTGTTTAAAGTAATCTTTCCACAATTACCAGTTGTTAAACCAGTGTTGAATACTACGCTAGTAATATCTACACCCATTTTGATATCATCCCAAAATGTTTTTCCACCGTCATCAACACTCAAGTCACAGCTCCCAGTTACATCTATTGCACCAGGTATAGCTGCTTTTTTAGTCTTAGATCCAACATCATATAGATCTTGGATATTGTTATCTATTGTTACATCTAATGAATTTGTCACGTATGCTCCAGCCCATGTACCAGCTGATGACCATGTGACACTCCCTGCTATATTGAAAGCTGCATATTCTGTTCCAAGAGCTGACACTGGTGGTGTTCCTTGTGCAGCTGTATGTGTAGTTACTGTTGAAACACTGAAATCAGCACTGCATGTATAGTTCTCTCCTTGTGATGCACTAATTGTAAAAGTTTTACATTTACATCCTTTCAGATAATAATATGTATCACTCCCTGAACTACATTGGTTCACAGCAACTTCGAAAGCTAAACTATCTAAATCACAATTTGTCCTATCAATTAACTTTTTCTCAAAATCATTCACATTTGGTTGTAAAACCCATTCTAGATGTAGCATGGGATCAACAAGTGTTCTACTGAAATCAGCAATAGATGGTTCAGAAATAGTCCTAAGGGCTGTATTTATATCCCCTGTTTCTATTCTTACATCAGTCACCGCATCAGAGAAATGTAACAGAGTTCCTGTTAACCCAGTACCATATCCAGTCTCAACGCTATAATATATATCTCCCCCGAAAGGGAACGAAATTTCATTTGCCATTTTAATTTTTCACCTCATTATTTTTTAATTAATCATAATTCTTGCAATGAACTTCCACAATCCTGTGAAAGATCACACTTTTACCATTTTCATATTCTTCTAAAAATTCTCTACTATCATTTATTACTTCCATAAAAGCCACACCAGTGACACTACACCTATTAGCTGTTATTTTATCCACAATCTCATCAGCTATAGTTTTACCAAATGTGGTGGGGGTTATATGATCTGTATTGGTATAATAGATATGGAAATCCATATAGCAATCCTGATCACGTATATCCGCCCCTATATTCATTGGTTTAGATGGGCTTGTGATAAGTGTCATCTCTATGAAAGGCATCTCCGGCATATTACCAGTTCTAACTTCACCAGGTAGGTATAGAGGAAGATAAACTGTATCATCCCAGTCATCTGTAACACTAACTGTGCTTCTATCATCATCATTCATATATCTCTCATAACCTATTTGACTACGGATAGCTGAACGTGGATCAAATGCACTATAGGTCAATCTAGACACCACCTAGCCTTGGTTTCCTAATTAGATTCATCAGTCGCTTGTATTCACGTAAAAACCTATTTGGTTGTTTCAATATTATCGGTTTAGATGAATTTATATCTCCTAATGTTACTTTATCACGTTCCGTAAGTCTTAAATTTACATAATGAGCCGCTAGATATGATACTGCTTCTCTAAATATAAATTCGTCATAACTATTATATTCTGACCAGTAGTCTAGATGCACCCCTTCATTAGTAGATGGTATCGCTGTAGCTCCATCATTCTGATAAAGAGTTATTTCACCATTTTTATAGTTTGTTATATTTATATTACATTCATTCCTTGAACCAGTTGAATCAAGCCACCACCCTGTTATATCAGTAGCACAACTTGTAGTTCCAGTAACATTTCCATCTCCATTTATATCAGCTATAGGATAATGATTAGTTTGGAAAGATGTATTTGTTCCATTAAACCCTACCCCGGTATCAGGGTTACTCCCAGGTGTCTCTCCATAATGATGCAAGTATACATCTCTAAGTGCTTCCATGTAACTTGTCCATGCAATATGAGAAAGATCTTCATCGTCTATGTCTTTTTCATCTGCGACACCCATCTTCCTTCTTATATCTTTTTCAAGTGTCCATGGCATTACAAAAAACTGGTCTTTAAATACACTATCTAAAGCACCAGTGGATGTACTCACTACTTTTATAGGATATTCCCCATATGTAGCAGAGGAGTTTATTGCATAATCATAATAATATAAACCAGTGCTACTCTTCGTCATTGAAGCAGCATTTACCAATACACTATTACATGGATCATAAATTGTTATTTTAACTGATGACGGATCTGTTTTGGCTTTTGTTCTATCACGTATGGTCACCCAATGTGAAAACGTATCGCTTCTTTCAAAAATCCCCATTTTTACCAATCCTTTTTTTCTATTTTATTTTTTTGTTCTTTTGAACTCATAATATGATATTTATCTTCTTTACTCGATTTTATATTATATAAATCTTCTATTACACCTGTAACAAATAATGGTAGTTTCAGAGCAAACTCAAGTGTTTTTGATTCAGATATTATTACATTATCTGACAATGTTGTGAAGAATGCTCTTATGCTAGATATTGTATCACTTATTACTAATCCATCTGATATACTCTGTCTATATGATGCAAGCCTAGAGAGTGAATCTGATATAACTATTCCCTCTGTTAATGTTGAATATGCTGATTTTGCATCACTCTCGGTATCACTCAGCACTATCCCATCTGATGGTGTTATTACAAATGTAGCTATTTTATCTAATGCATCATCCAAGTTTAATGACTCTGAAAGTAATCTGAAAAATGTTTCCGTAGAGCTTAATGCATCATCCACCACTATAGCATCTGATAATGTAGCAAAGAATAATCCTAGATCACTCATTGAATCATCCAATATCAATGATTCAGATAACGTAGCGAAGAATGATTTAATAGATGAAAGATTATCACTTAGCACAATCCCATCTGTTTGAGTATTTATATATGTAACAGATCTAGATAATGAATCATCCACCACTATTGAGTCAGCTAACGTTTTAAAGAATGCTTTAATCATACTGGTGTTATCGTCTAATACCAATGAGTCGGATAAAGTTCTGAAGAATGATTTAATTGATGAAAGTGAATCATTCAATATCACTGTGTCTGTTTGAGTATTATAGAAACTTCCAATTTTTGATAGGTTGTCATCGAGTATTATTGATTCGGTTAATGTCTGTAAGAAAGTATTAACCGCGGTAAGAGAATCACCAATGACTATTCCATCAGATTTTGTTCTTTCTAATGAAGCAATCTGTGAAAATGCATCTGATAATATTATTGAATCTGAATTAGTTATTTCAAATGTTGCAAATTTAGATAATGAATCATCAAGTATTATTGCATCTGATAATGATTTCAGAAATGAATTGACCGATGTGAAGGAGTCATTTAACACTATTGATTCGGATAATGTTTTGAAGAATGCTTTAATAGCACTCATTGCATCATCCACCACTATTGAATCTGATTGTATATTATAGAAACTAGATTTTGTTGTTAAACTATCATTATTAACAATTGAATCTGATAAAGTTCGTTCATATGATGTTAGTCTTGATAATGAATCATTTAATACCAGTGATTCAGATAATGCAGTAAAGAATGCCTTAATAGCTGATTGTGTATCTGAAAGAACGATGCCATCTGTTTGAGTATTAATGAAGGTGGCCGATTTACTTAATGCATCAGCTACTGTTATTGAATCTGAGCTGGTTCTTTCGAAAGTTGTAAAATTACTTGTGTTGTCAGCTAGCACCAGTGAATCTGATATTGTTTTAAAGAATGCTTTAATCGCATTTATTGTATCATCCAATACAATACCATCTGATGATGTTCGATAGAATGATGTCAGATTTGATAAACTATCACTATTGATTATTGAATCTGACAATGTTCGCTCATAGGATGTTTTCCTAGTGAGTGTATCATCCAAGGTTACCGAATCTGATAGTGATGCTAGGAATGATGTTAATATAGATGTTGAATCCGCCAGTACTATTCCATCAGATAATGCCTCATAAACCGCTTTGAGTGAAGCAAGAGCATCACCTATAACAAGTCCATCTGACTGGGTATTGTAGAAAGCGGCATCTATATCCAAAGAATCACTCAACACTACACCATCAGCTAAGGTCTTAATGATTGATTTAATCGATGAAATGGAATCAGCTAATACAACACCATCTGACTGAGTATTATAGAAAGTGGATGTTTTAGTTGATGAATCACCAACAACAACCCCATCTGATAATGATTCAATGATTGCTTTAATTGTAGAGATTGACTCACTTAATACTATTCCATCTGTTTGAGTATTATAGAATGTAGTTATTTTAGATAAAGAATCTGCTAACACTATCCCATCAGATAACGCTTTTATTATTGATTTAACTGAGCTAAGAGAATCACCCAATACCATTCCATCTGTTTGAGTGTTATAGAAGGTAGCCTCTTTAGATAGTGAATCATCTATCACCATTGAATCTGATAAACTACGAATAGCGGTAAGAGCTTCAGATAAGGAATCACCTAACACAATACCATCAGAAGCAGTTCTTATTATTGTTGCAGATTTAGATAAACTATCAGATAAAATAACTGAATCAGATATTGTTGTGTCCGCAAGTGCAAGATTATATTGCTTAACCCCATCTGATATATCTAGAGTAAATGATGTATGTTTATTTTTACCACTATCTGATGCATTTATAACTATGGTATCTCCATCAGTTGCGTAATCTTTTAAATCTATACGATATTTACCATCAGCATCTGTAGTGGTATCTGCACCGGAGGCATGGACAAGAGCACCATCAACTGGTGAACCCGCATCTGTAACGATTCCAAAAACTGGAAAGGGAACAGGTAACGTCATGTATTATATGTCTCCGTATCTTCTACTTTGGTCACAATCACAGCCCATCGATGAATATTTGTAGATGGTTCCCAAAAACCCACAATCCAGTAATCCCAGTTATAATTTGTCTGATTCCACAATGCTAAAAATTCACCGGACTCAAGCCCAATAGATGTGTTAACCGTTGATAATGTAGTGACAGCTTCACGGTTGTAACTCGTATAATTATATCCTTGGTTGAGCGAGTGATTTGTAAATGTATATGCTTTAGAGTTTGTATAACTAGGTATATTCTCGTTCTCTGTCATATTGATAGTTTGATTACCGCTATCAGTTAGATAGATACATATTATATCAAAAGTAGATAGGTTGAAATCTGTCCCTGTGCCATCACCGTACCATTTAACCCAGCATCCATCAGATGCAGACCAACTGGTATTTGTCCATGTCGCTATATATTCAGCTGCTTCATCGAAACCTGTAATGTTTCCATCGAAATTACTCGCTGTTATATTTCCACCTAGATAAGTAAAATAATCGATTCCACTATTTCGTATTGTTGTGTTATATATTGTTAAGCTACCATTTGCTTTAGTTGTAAAACTATATACTTCAGATACATTCAGTTGCCCATCCATAGCATAGACTTTCCACCAGTATTTTGTATTACCACTATTAAAAATAGACATATCCCAACTACAGTTAGTATTATTACTCACGGTGCGGTTAGTCTGATAATTAACCCAGCTACCAGTCTTGTTAGATGCAAACGTTACATTCATAGTATGATTAGTATCAGCATCCTGAACAATAGCACTACATCTTCGGTTAAGACCAATATCTGTACTTGTATTACTTGGAGTTTCATCACTAATTGTACAATTACTATTAGACCATTCTTCAGCTTCAATAGTCCCAGCTATGTAATAAAGATTATTACCATCTGCACCATTTTCAAAACCTATAACTACATGATTATCAGCTAAACGTATTATATCAAATGGTTGTGTATCACCTAATAAACTATTAGTTATACTATTATTATGAAATTGTTCACCCTCACCAGGTGATATAGTTCTATCATCAAAATTTACATCACAATAATATGTAACACCATACATATTTTCTTCAACTACAACTAAACAATGAGAATCATCAGTCATAGCAACAGCAACCGCAGCAGTGCATCCATCTTCTACAATAGTTGTCTGATCACCCATCGTTATAGTATTACCTGATACAGTGCAAACTCTTGCATAAACAGGCATATTAGATCCACCATCTAAAGTATAAACAATTACAAATTCATCCGTGGTATAACTATCGCCATTGATTCCACTGTCAAAATAAGCAGTCCCTGTATATGGACTTACTACTGAACCCCAACCTATAGTTCTAGTTGATATAGTTGCATGTGCCATAAATATATCATTAGCATCTTCTCCAAAAAATATATATACTGCTTGATTTGCACCATTACCAAAAGCATCACCACTACGTGACCAATAATCAGTGCTAGCTACATCATTTACTGAACCTAATGTAGAAGACCCGAAATCCACCCAGTCATATACAACACCTTGTGCTGTATTACTATTTCCTTCATCATTATAACATATAAGAAATTTATCACTTGTAATTAAAGGAGCAACATACATATGTTCAGCATCACCTGTTTCAAACTCTGCGGTTTCATCAGATGACCAACCATCACCGCTATATTCTAATATCTGCAAATATCCATCATCACCCTGATTATCATCTAGATATGCTACACATACAACGTCATCTTGTGACATAGCCAGACCTATACTACCTCTACCAGCTGCATATATATCACCGCTTTCAAACTCCCAGTTATCATCAACAGTTATAGTTGTATCTGATACTGTCCCATGTGCAACCCATCCATCAAAAGTTGTATCTACCCATGCAGATGCAAAGGTTGTATCAGAAAGACGACACATAGATAAATCATAAAATGTATGTGAACCATCAACCGCTGTTCCCCAAGATGGATCAATAACATATTTATCACCCTTCGCTATTTTAACAGTAGTATATACATCCCATTCAAACTGTTTCTTATTACTTGTATCACTAGTTACCTGTTTCTCAATTGATGCTTTAGTATATTCAGGTGTAACAATAAAATCATTCCAGTCATAAGAAATATTATACCAATCATTATTTGATAGTTTAAAATCAAAATTATAATATGCTTCAATAGATTTATCTTCAAAGTTTTTCATATCTTTATCTTTATCAGTTTTCAAAGAAAGTCTATAATATGCATCTTCATCACTAACAATAATAATAGTATCTTTTCTTGTTTTATTAAAACCATCCCAGTTTTTTTCAACAACTAGGCATTTATCTGCATCTTTCCAAGTAACATTATCAACTGATTTCTCACATTTATATGATATTGTTTCATTTAAAAAATTACGGTAAAAACTTTTATTGATATATTTCGCTGTATAATCATATTGAAAAACTGCATCTGGTTCTGCTTTATAATGTTTAAATATATATGGTTCTATTTTTTCAATAGGTTTTGTATCACCTGGTTCATCACCTTCAGGCGGTGTATCGGTAGGGATCATCAATAATCCACTTGTTACTAATAAACCTACACCAATAATAGATATTATCTTTTTTTTGTTCTGTTTAAAACTAAAAGGATATTTATATTTGAGGATAACTATCCCTAAAAAAATGAAAAATGTGACCACTAAGGCCACTAGATAAACATTCATTGAATGTTCTCCTTATGTAGATGTTACACTAATTGTCCAAGTTATTTGCAACGAATCAGATGACGTCATAACAACATTAAGGCTGTCATCATAACAATACATATCATCAGCACATCCAGCTGCATCGAAAAGACCAGCTTCTACTATTGTTCCGGTAATACTTGTAAACGTACCAACATTCTGGAGTGAATAAGCTGTAGGTTGTGTCTGTCCACCAGTAATGTCTTCATCAGATACTTTACTATGTAGATGGTCGGATGCAACACCTATATCACTACCTGAATAGGTTCCAACAGCCATACCAGCTAGAGCAGGCATAGTGCCAGTATCAATAGCGTTTATGACTTCTTCCATTAGTAAATTTTGTACTTGATTTTTGATTACGCCTTCATCTTTTATGTTTCCATCTTCATCAAAAAGAATATATTCAATTTTGCCTTCGAATCCAATTCCTGAATTTATCATATATTTATCAACTCCTGATAATTAGAATCCTTTTCTAATTTCTTTATTAAATTTTCTTGAGATTCAGTTAAATTAATCTCTTCATGTGTTTCCTTATGTCTGAAAGTTCTCATATCGATACCTCAAAAAGAAAAAAGAAAAAGATAATAAATGTCTATGGGCTCTCAATTGCAACTATAGCGTTCGCATCTAAGATACTGGTTCCCCAATATGTCCAAAGTGTTAATTCAATTGCGTTACATTTACCATCATAGAATTGATTGAAATCAGGTCTTTTACCCCAGACTTCACCCATTGCTCTAGAACTATCTATAACAAATGCTAGTTCATCATTGGTCGATGATGGAGATGAATCGTCTGCTACTGCAACACCTACTTCCACAACTCTCATACCAGCTATTGATTCAAGACCGGAGCCATCTGCACTATATCTAACTAATGGTGCAATATCTCCAACAGGTGGAATATTTCCATTTTCTTTATAGTATAGATAAGCTGCGACATATGGATGTATCAATATTGTATCTGGGCTATAACAGTCACCAGAAAGATGTTGTTTTGCATCTATAATTGCATTGTAAATATCAAATGTGAAATTACAGCATGAATCTGTTGCTCTTGAAGCAGCCCAAGCACTTGTGGTGTTTATTGTTGTGTTTGCTGCAGCACCACAAAGGTTTGTCCACATTGTTGCATCACGACAGTTTGCAAGTCTCTTAGACATCTCATTTGCAACTTGTTTCAATAGATTTCCTTTTGTTTTCCATTCTGTGAAACTAGCTATTTTATCATAATCACCTTGTTGGTTAACATCAATTGTATGTTCACTGAACGTGTTACTGGTTACGCTTAAACAGTTACCAGCAGTTGTATTTGCACATGTATGTGTCCTAGCTGTGACTGTTCTAACATTTACAGTATCTCCCTTTCCAGCTCCCATATCATAATCTAATGCACAAACACCATTTCCACTTAATGCTCCGTAACACACAATACCTTCCAAGACAAGATCTACGAAATCTTCAGTTGGTATCCATGCGGCAACATTTGTATCAGTTGTTAATTCGGCAAAGGTTCTACTCATTCTAGTAACCCCCTTCTGCTAGTGTTGCTGCAAGTTCTTCATATTTTAAGCCTTTGAATTGTTTTCTTGATTTATTAGTAACATGCGTTTTAAAGTTTTCTGAGAATTTATTAAACCAGGTAGGGTTTGAGTTGTCGATATTTTCCTCAACTTCCTCCTTAACCTTTGATTCACTTTCCATCTCACTAATAACTTTTGTTTTTATCTCTTCATAAAGAGCTTTTTTTTCTTTTTCTTCATCGAGTTTGTCTGCTTCATCAACTTTTGCTTTCTCCTCAGCAATTTGTCTTTCCAAATTTGCCTTTTTTAAAGCCTTAAGTTCAGATTGTAGTTCCTCGATTGTTTTATCCTCACTCATTTTTTTATCACCTTTTTCTTCTAAATTATCTTTATTATCTTCTTTTTCCCATTTAAATACATATTCAGGTATAGTCCAAGAAGCACTATCTCCCCAATTTGCATATGTAACTGTATCGGTATCGTTTAATGTCATTGGTACCCCGATACCACAACCAATCTTTGGGTCACATGATCCATCAACAACGAGAGCTAAATGATTAGGTTCTTCAATGATACACACCTCTATATCCTTACCATCTATTTCCTCTATTGTACTATCAACCCATGCCCCTATACTAACATTTGGGTAATTACCAGATTTGAACCTGCTGTTTATAAAACCCATCGCAGCTTCATAATTAGATGTACCCTCATCAAAAACAGGATTACCTATTACTTTATTACCATCAAGATGAACACCTTCTATATGCCCAATAACAGATCTAATATCTTTTCTATCGTGATTAATATTAATTGGTAAACCATCCCACATTGAAATTGTCTTCTCTACTGATTCAAAAGGAAAATATGTTCCATTCCTTGTAACAGTATTAGCCATCAACATAACACATGAACCAAGCTCAGGTTTTATCCCTTCCTCAACAGCATGTTTAGGTTTAAGCTGAAAACTCATTTCAATATATTTTAAATTTTTTTCCATACTTGTTATCACCACCATTTTCTTCTTTTCTTCTCCATATCCTCATTAATCTTTTTGAATTTTGCACTCTGTCTCTTAGGAACATAGATAAGCTCTGGATAGGACAATTTGCCCTCAGCCAGTGACCCTTCTTCCTGTTTCTTCTTAGTTATCTCTTTAGATTTATGCCATTGGTTTACATACCAATCTTTAGGATCTGCAGAATAATTTATTGTATCTTTATAAATCTCATTTTTCATATCTAGAATTTCTTTTAATAAATAAAACGCAGGTTGTCTATATGCAGTGTCCTTATAGAGAATCCATAAAAAAAATTCAACCATCTCTAATGAAGCTTCACGTTGATGTTTTTCTTCAATTTCATCGAGGCCTGTTTTGATTTTATTATATATTTTTCTAATAACTGGATTTCCACAATTTATAAGATCTTCATGGATATTTTCTCTATTCTTTTTTATTTCTTTTCTAATATACCAAAGGCCAAATCTGACCATTTTTTTATCTCTATCAAGAAAAGATATACCAGCCATTATCTCATATCCTTAGGTATAAAACGCATATCCTTAGGTATGAAACCTGCTAGATTACGATAGATCTTACTTTTTGCTTCCTGTAAGTTATCTTCTCTATGTTTGATTTGTTCCTCAATACCCTTTATGGAAACCTGCACTTGTTCCTTTCTATCCATAAGTTCTTTACGAGATATCTTATTATCGATTTCAACAATAAGGTTCCCACCCACTACTTTTTGTAATTTTCTATTTCTATTTGTATTTAACGTTTTTACCAGTTGTGTTATTTCTTCTATTGCTTTTGTATGCTGCTGTAGTTGTTGCCTTGCAGCTAATACATCAGCATTTAGTTTCACAATCTCTTGGATATCCCTAATCATCACAGGGGTTAATACAATCGGAGGAGCCATCTTAATTAACCTCATTTATAAGAAGTTCCATTTCTTCTTTGGTCAATTTAACTATTCCACCGAAATCATCCTTGATTTCCCATCCGTATTCATCTGCTTCTAACGTCGGGCAGCACCCTTGTGGTCTACCGCATAATACAACTTTGCTCATTTTTTATTTCACCCATGTGTCATTTTTTCCCAGTTCTTACTAAATGTATCTGGAACTTTTTCCATAGCTTTGTACATAGCGGGTCTGATGAATGGTCGTTGGCCATAATATTTAGCATTACCTGGCACTTTTATGTTATAACATCCATATTCATTGAATACAACATGTTTTGCTGTAGCACCAAGTTCAAAACCTTTTTCATCATGTTTACAATATATAGAGTCTCGCAACTCACCACTATCAACAGGACATAACCTCTCAGCCTCTGTTTTAGCTATCGTACATGCATGCTCCATTGTGCTCTCTATCATGTCAGGAAACTGACTCTCAGCACGTTTGAGCATTTTCATCATTTCAGTAAGACCAGTAACATAAACACTAAACATCGAATACATCCCTACAATTATGACAACATATTGTCTTGATGCCTTCTAAATAAACATCAGTATAACCACACCTCGGACAGGTTTGATTATTCACTTTTTCACCTTTTTAGCCTCAGCAAGCCTATTCTCTTGGTCTTCTTCCTCTCTCTTACAATAATCTCTCCAATCCTTAATCATTTTCTTTTGGATTGCAGTAAGAGGTATAAACTCTTTTTTAGCCACAGGTTGCGGCTCAATATTGGGATCTGTAGTTGGAATAGCAGGTTCTTCTACTTCTGGAATCTTTTCTACATCTAATTCCACAATACCATCATTAAGCATTGCTCTAGCTTCAGGAATACTAAGAATATTAGCATTAACAGATTGAGTAGCGGAATAAGATCTAGTTTGTAGAATCTTTGCTTCAGAAAGTTCATCTACAAATATTGGATTCCAATCAATTTTATATTTCCATTCTCTCCCATGTGTATTTAATAATTCTGTATAAATACTTTCAATAATAGGTGTAAAAACCAAACTCTGTATGTTTTCAACATCACTATAATAAGCTGAAGTTCCAACTTCAGATCCAGTAACATCTCCAACATCAGCACCAGTTAAGATATGTTTAGGCATCTCCAAACCAGCTGCGATATTTACATAAAAATAATCATAGAAAGATTTAGGATCTAGTTTTGATGGGTTTTTAACATCCAATATATATGACTGATCATGTATAAGATAAGAAGGATGCTGTTTTAATTTTTTAGTCGCAGTTTTTTCCTGTTCATCATTCATATCCACAATGGTAAGATCAAACATTCCTTTACCAGCCCAGTCAACGAAATCACCAGATGCTTTATCAGCTGTCATCTTAGAATTTAATATATTTAATAATACATCTATCTTTGATATACCAAAATAATTATGTGGAAGCCAATCTATCCTCACCACTTCCAATCTTTTTGGACTAACAAGTATATCATCACCATAGTTGGAATATACTGGATAAAGAGTTGTATCTCCTTGTTTATCACTCTTTTTGCGACTTTTTATTTTCTCTGAATCTAATATTTGTAGACCAGTTAATTTTGCATGTTTACCAGGTGGATTAATAGCTTTAGTATTACCATGCTCATTATATGTTTTTTCAATAAATCCTGTTCCATAAATATTTGCACAGACACCAGTTGTAAATAAGACATTAGGGAAGTGTATTTTATTATCGAAATCCTGAATAATTTTAAGATCTATTTTATCGACTTTTCCTTTACCATCAGCTGTTTTAACGACAAACCAATTTTTAAAAGTATCTCTATTTTTCTTATATATCGCTTTCAGAACAAGTGGCTCACGTAATGCAATCTTTCTCAACATGTCAAGACTAATACTTTCTATATTACTACCAATTGAAGAAACACCATGGTTGTCACTCAATACTCTATTTACTTTGCTTTCTTGATGAGGTTTCCCCCATATATATCTAATACCTAGTTCTCTTAAAGAAGTCATCACCACTTCCCACCTATTAACAGCCGTGGTTTATGCCATGGGTTAAAATTTGTAAAAGCATAACGCATGGCATCCACCGCATGATCATTCTTTTTTATTGGTTTCTCAGTAAGATTACTGGACAACCTGTCAAAATTATATTGATAGCTTTCAACTTCTTTTACTAGATTCTGACAGCGTTTATCAATATGTATAATATCATTTGCGAAAAAAGCTTTACATTTTGCGATACCGGAATCCAAATCATTATCAGCTTTTTCCACTCTTAGTTTTTTATGTTTTGCAGTTTCAATCCAATGAACAGCGGAAGGATCTGCATATATTTTTTGAAATTTATAAATATGATTCATAGCTTCTGCATAAGCAACTATTTGATCAGTTGTTTTCTCTGTTTCATAATATTCATCTATAATGAACACGTTCTTATCGGAATCAACACCCATTGTTAAGAAACAAGCCGGGTTCCTAAATCCATCATCATAACCAGCGATATAATATTTATATTTGTTTTCACGATAGTTACCTACGTGTCTCTCCATTGAAAAGTCCTTATAAACTTGACCTTCGAATGACCCCCACTCTCCTTCCAAGTAACGCCGTGCATAGTCATCATCATATGACTCTCGCATACTTTTGATATAATCTTTGGGTAAGAACTTATTGTCGTATGTTGTCGTGTGTACATAATAATAATTAGGATCCATTCCTTCAAAGAAATTACGATAAACCCAGTTAGCTTTACCAGCTGGATTACCAGCCATAACTCCAAATCTATGTTTCAGATGCGTTGCTCTAAGTCTTCCCTGTAACATAAGAAAGACACGTTCATCTATATCTACAGGTTCATCCAAAGCAAAACAATCTAGATTAAGAGATTTAAATTTCATAGGATCATCACAAGATCTGAATAAAACCTCAGAATCATTAAAGAATTTAAAAGTCATTATGCTTGGAAGCCATTTCTTTTGCAACTCTAATTTAATTCCAGCTTTTTTTAATTCATGCTGATATAAATCAACTTCTTCCAGAAAAGTCCTTACTACTGTATCTCGAAGCATTGGAACTGTTTGTGATGCAAATAGACAAAGACATCTTGGATTATTGATACATGTTCGTATTATGGCGTGACACATTAGAAGTGTTTTACCTGCTCCAAAAGCTCCAGAATACAGAACGAATTTATGTGTGCAGATTGC